GATATCACTCCAAGTCTTATAAATCACAGAACTCGTTACAATATCAAATCTTTCAGGCAGATCTTCCTCAGATGTGTCATTAGCTAATATTTTTCCGTCTTGAGTCCTAACTATAGCATCAGTCATATGACCGATGATATCTGACTCATCATGCATAAAATTAAAGGGCTTTTCTTTGGGGGTGTTTCTTGCCGCCCATAAAGCCCTTGTCGAAAAAACATCATCGTTTTTGTTCCAACCAGCAGACACAAGCACTGAGTTTAAATAATATAAATCAGGCTGCTCTTCTGCCTCTGTTGCTGTTGTAGTTTCAGTACTTGCGATAGAGCATGTCTCAGCATCGTCTTCGCATACTATCTTGGAATTACAAGACGGGCATATTTCTGGCCCATCTGTAATAATATCACACGTAAAGGCAATGGAAGTACTCGCCTCCATTACCTCTCTCAGATTGTCGTTTATTTCATGTTTATATACTTGCATATTTACCTCTAAAATAAAATACGCCAAAAAATATTTTTCGAGTTAAATTTTATGAAAAAAATCGGAAAGAATAACTTAAATTATATATGTGACGCATTTCATCTATGGTAGGAGGTTTCTGATTTTGCTTCACAAAGTCTGAATACATCTCATCCTTGATCTCTAAGAACTCTTTTTCTACCATTAAGTCGTCAGGAAGGCTTGCTTTTATGATTTCTTCATTTATTTCGGAATAAGGGTCAATCTTGCACAATACTGTAAATTTAAGTTCCTCTAAGTCTTCCAGTTGCGCCTTACTAAGCTCTCTCAAAGTCTTCTTGCCGTGAACATCCAGTATCTGCCCATTAAGACATTCGGAGATTTTCTCCTGCGCCTTGGTAGCCCATATTGTTAAAGAGGCAAGATTAGGTGAACTTTTAGGAAGTACTCTTTTTTGCTTCCTTGGTCCTTGATCTAAAGAGAATCTAGGACGACCCCCTTCTGGACTGGGAGAGGGTGAATCTTTGTCTACCTCTATTTTTTCCACTTCGTCCACAACGCTTGTGGGATCAAGTTTCAAATTGGTAACATCCTGAATGCCAATTTCGCCCTTTTGTAAGGCAATCTTCTTATATTCACTATCAGTATTAGCATTATGATAAGGATCTGCTTTGCTCGGCATCATTTTCTTGTCCCTTTGCTTAGATTCGTTTTTGATTCTAACATTTTCAATATTATTAAGTTCACCAAACCTATCTCGCAAAGTTTCCACGGATATAATGTCTCTGTCAGCAAGCTGGATTAGTAGATTTTTCTCAGCGGCTTCGTCAGACAGGACCATATTATCAAAATGAATTTCAGCAGGATACTTAAAGCCCATAGCTTTTTGCACATATTTAATCTCATCCATCCAGAATTGATTCAGGAGATCCCGACCATATTCCAGTCTTTCAATGAGAGTTTTTAAGGATATAAAGTTATTAGTAAATCCACCACTTTGGCCTGCCAATCCAGTTAGTGTTGGGGGTATACCAAGTCCAGCATAAATGCTATTAAGAACTGGATGATATTTCTCAGTGCCAAGAAATTTGTAGATTTGAGTAGCGCTTTCTTGATAGCTAATCTCTGGACCCCAAACTAGATCCATAGTGCCTCCACCTACATTGCTGGCTAGAATATTTCTTAACTTATCAATAGCTGCTTTATTGGGCAGTACTTTGTGATCCAAACTTCCAAGTTTCCACAGCCTAACATTTGAAATAGCGCCGTCGAGAGCCGACATATCTGCTAGTTTCATTTTTTCTAGCATGACAACATCATCAATAATAGCGTTGATCATGGGATTTGCCCAAGCATCCCAATCGTCTTTCTTATAAAAGAAGGTCGCTATTTTGTTGGGATCGAGTAATACAAACTCTTCTCCTTTTTCCAGCGCCTCTCTTATCTGAGGAGGAAACTGTTGTCTATCATCATCGTCAGCAGCTTCTCGAAAAGCTTTTTTGATCTGAGATGAAATTTTCATCTTCAACTGCGGCTTAGCCATAGAAAAGCCAGTATACACATTATCAGTTTCCAAACATAATGGATTGATAAAATCATATTTAAGTGGAATTTGTCTTTTGACCACCTTGACCGACTTTAGATCAATATCATCAGCTTGCGTCATTTCCCTTTGCATCTTCTTGCTGATTCTGCCATATCTTTTATACATGACTACATTGCCGGATCTGTATAGTAAATTTAAAAATCTTTCAGATCTTTCAGAACCCTGTACTTTTTCCCACCAAGTTCTGTAAAATTTCTCGGCCTTTTTATTTGGATGATGTAAACTTATACCCTGAGCGCCAAAATCGCCCATTAAATCAATAACATTTTTAATGATGCCCACACTTTCATAAGCTCTCATGCACATTTGGATGGCACTTTTGGCATTCCATCCGGGCTGCTCACTTCTCCTGAAGCGATAATAGTCGTCCCGAAGATATTCTGTTCTTACAGAAATGTTAGGTTCGATGTCTAGATAGGAGCGACGACTAGCATTGGCACTTAAAATACCATCGTAACTGTCTATATTGCCAGCAGTTTTATCCATAGCTTCTTGCTGATCATCTGCTGAGGTCCAAAAAACGTATGGAGTTTGCGGTTTCTTCTCTGGTATTTCTGACATGCTGTACCTATCAATTGAATTGTTATTGAAATGTAATTTGACTACAATATATTATACGCCAAAATTAGTAAACATTCTTCATTGCTTCTGTAAACCAAAGCGGACCTGAGAAATCTGGCCCATCTGATTTACCAGTCTCCGTAGAGGCAAAGCCGCCATAGCTAACATATGGAGCTTGTTTGACCTCAGAGGAAATATTTCTAGCTGACATGTTTGCCATCAACAAAGAAGAATATCGGTCTTTACGCATTCTGTTCTTTTTGCCAATCCCGATTTTCACTTCTGGTGTATCCCATCTATCTCTTCCACTGGAAGTTTGTGTCATCTCAATAAGAGATAATTCATTTTTTAGCTCTTCTAGCTCTAGTACACAGTCTTCCAATGTATCATAAGTCCTATTGTTTGCCTTATCTTCTTCTATAGATAGTCCGATGGTGACTGGATCAAATCTAGGAAAGAGTAAAATTTTATCTTCAAAGTCTTTTCTCAATCCATGATTAGCTTCAGAATACCATTCATATCTAGCGAACTGGCACATTTCTAATATATGTAGTCCAGCTTGATCGTCAGAAGATTGAGGCTTTGCTTCGTCGATGATAGGCCATATAGGCAATTCGCCATCCTTTAGCTGGTTTGAGTCATGCAATGCTTCAGCGATAGATATGCCACCTCCTTGAGCGTCTAACGCGATATGACATATCGGAAACAAATCCATAAGTTGTCTAATTTTTCTAGCACAGTATGAATAAAAGTTATCTTCTCCAGTCAACCCCTTTTTAACTTTAGCTACATGGTCTTTTCTTGTCGTTGTCCAGCAGTGAACTACTCTTCTATGATCTTCATGTAGTTCTAAAATGATAATACTAAAATTATCAACTTCAGATGCTGGGTCAACCCCCATCACATATCTTTTTGACAAATCGCCCCTGATCATAGGATCAAAATAAACATCTCCACTAGATAACTTTACTGGCTTTATATCGTTGCCCACACAAGACTCTATCAAACTTCTTTTGAAGAACCCCTGACTATCTTTTGCGAAGCACGCTCCGAACTCCATTAAATAAATGCCATTATGAACAGTGGCCTTGGATCTTGCGATCTGCCCCTCGTCCATGAATCCTTTAGGCACTAAATCAACAGGAACACGCATGACAGAATAATCGTCCCACTTAAATGAGTCTGGTGGAGTTTCTCCATTGAAGACTTCTGTTTTAATTCTATCGGGATCTCCTTTTGTATTTACTATTGTTCTCCATCTCTTCCAATAGTCTGAAAAATGATTAAAATCATAATAGGCAGTACCAGATAAAATAATCTGATTGCTTTTGTCCATGAACTCATCTGCTTCTGATGTTAATAATCTTGTGTCAATGCCCATCTCTTTTGCTTTTGCCTCTGCCGCTAATCTCTTAACATTTTCAGCAGGAGAAGCTGACACAGCAGCAAATCCAGCAATAACATTTTCAAAAATTTCTCTAGACATTGATGCAAATTCATCAGCTACGATATCATTAGCGCGCTGACCTCTAATCTTTTGTCCATCACCAATAGGAAGTGCAGAGATAGTGCTACCATTTAAAGTCATGCGACACATATCAACATCACGACGAGGGCCACTATTATTGTCACATAGATCTCTTAGAATAGGAGAGTTTTTCCATAATCCCTCCATATAGTCATGCAGATATTTAGATTGCCTAAAAGCAGCGCCCACAACAACTATTTTACGGCCCGGTAGAAAAAGCGCCCTGAGCATACAATAAAGAGATAATAGAAATGTTTTTCCTAGACCACGACTTCCAATCAACATTGGAAATTTTCTATTCCACATTTCCTTTAACATCAATGCTTGCATAGGAAGCAAGTCTATATTTAAAATATTTTTACAAACGAATGAAAAGTACTCTGGTTGCATAAGCAGCCAAGTAAATTTCATATGAAATTCATCCGGGTCGTCTGTTCTCAGTATATCTAAAGGATTGATAACATACTTGTCATCGACTTTAATATTCAACCAAGCATCATTAATAATACTCAGTATTTCAGAATTTACTTTTGTCATAATGCTAAATGGTCCCTACCATATCGACAAATCCATACTCGACTGCTTCATCAGCAGTTAAAAACCAATCACCTTTTGTGTCTAACTTTCTTTTTATGGCAGCTCTAACATAAGATTCACTTTTACCTTCAAAGAAAATAGAACTCATACACTTAGAGGTGTATATGTCGATCATTCTTTTATCGCAATAGTCTTCCCAAGCAGCCCAAGATTTGGCTTGATTTCTAGTAAGATGGTTGCTAATTCCAGTAGTCCCTTTATGCAGTAGCCAACAACAGTTTGGCATTGTAATTCTATGATCTGCCGCTTGTGGTACGATAGAACCCATAGAGGCAGCCACTCCATGAGTACATATGGTGATATGACATTTACTCTGCTTTATAGCATCGTACATCATGTAACCAGCCTCTTCATCGCCTCCTATGCTCATTTGGTGAATGTAGATATTATCAGAAGATATGTTTTCCAGTATTCTTAAATTTTTTACTAGCGTATTGGCCATGCGCCAATCTACACCCGGATCGCCATCATCAGGTCCATAACTCCCATGAACAAATATTTCCCGCTTTTCAATTATGAGATTATGAGCATGAGCTTCTGCCGATATCTCAGAAAAACTGTTTTTCATTTTTTCTCCTTATAAGAGTGATATATCTTCTTCTAATTTTTTTGCAATATTGTATACAAAGGCTTCTGCCTCATATCTATCATTACAAAATACTAAATCTATATCAAACTTTTCTTCTAACTCTTTGACCAGTCTACAAAAATATCTTGACTTTATTCTTAAAAACTTTAATCTATTCTTAGGGATTCCAGAATTTTTAGGAAAATCGGAAAGATAGCCTTCTGGAAATTCACAAACAATATACGCCTTGTCAAATTTCTCTAATTGTTCCAGCTCCCTATAGAACCTTTCTTTGTTTTTGGTCGTTGCCAAATTATTATAAAGTTCTCCTGTAGATGCTTTTCTTTCGACTCTAAATTGGTTCTCAAGGAGTTCCGTAGTATAATCACCATACTTTAGTCCGGCTCTAACAATTTCCAGATTTTCTGCGAAAATGAAGTCCCAGCCTTGCTTCTCTCTAGTGTCTTGTATTATTTTCATTTTTTTTGATTATTCCCATGAATAAAGAGACATAATGATGCTCTTGATCCTTTATCGAATCATGACAACTTCTGCAAAGAGTAATCAAATTAAATGTTTCAAATCTCATGTGAGCCGCTTTTGACCACGGCTGCACATGATGTACGTTCAATCTTTTTTTAGACCCGCATTCAGGCATTTGGCAAGTTCCCCTGTCTCTTTTGAGAACTCGCCTTCTTGCCTCACGATACACTGGGTCATTGTAATTTCGCATTTTGAGGTTTTATCGTTTTAATCAAATGAGGAAACTGCTTTGATGCCGCGCTAGGTTCTGGACGAATACCTTTATGATCTGGCGCCCCATCTTCTGGTGCAATTTTGATAATATCAGTTAGACTAGGCACTGGCTTTGTTTTGTCAAGCGCCCATTCAATTCCTCTTTTCTTGGCCCAGTCTTGCATAC